GAGTTTACTTCTCAACAAATTAAAATGGCATATGGTGTTGCAAATGATAAAAGATACAAAGGTGGAAATTACACAGGTGCTGTAAAGGCAATTGAAAAAATTGCAAGAGGTTTATCTCAACATCCAGATGTTCAAAAAGTTTTAAAAAGAACAAATGAAAATTTAGATGAAGGCAAATACACAAGATATTCAGACTTACTTATTCAATTAGGTAGAATGAAACAAGCTAAAGATAAACAAGGTGAGATGAATACTCAAAAAGAAATTGATAAAGAAAAGAAAAAATTAGGCATAAATGAAAGTGCCGCTGCTGCCGAAATACAAAAAAATAATACTAGACGAGATAGTATGGATTATAATATGTATAAAAAATCAGTAGAACTATTAAGAAAAAAAGACTATAAGGCGTTAGGCAAACATATCTATGACGCTGAAACAGCACCTAGAGAGTATGTTATGGGTGTTATAGATAAAAAAGAACCACAAGCATTTAAAAAAATGTTTGGTAATCAATCAGGATATTATTCTTTAATGAAACCATTAAAGATGAGCAAAGAAGAGGTAAATATGAAAGAACATCCAGCAAAAGCGATGTACGAGCAAATTAAAGGCTTGAAAAATAAGGCCGAAAAGTCTGGAATGCCATATTCAATTTTAAAGAAAGTTTACGATAGAGGCATGGCCGCTTGGAGAGGTGGTCACAGACCAGGTACAAGTCAGCAACAATGGGCTTTTGCCAGAGTAAATAGTTTTGTAACAAAATCCTCAGGTACATGGGGTGGCGCTGATAAAGATTTAGCGAAACAAGTTAGAGGGAGCAAATAATGTCATACTTAAAATCAAAAGATGGTAGTATAGAAGCGTCAATCAAAGAAATGCAAAAGAATTTAAAAGATAACGCCTACCAACAAATGTTTAAAAAAGAATTAGAAAAGGCTGGTAAAGGTATCGGTTCAATGTCTGATATGGAAAAGAAAGACTTTTTTAATAAAATAGATAAGAAATACAAAGGTAAAAATGAGGCAAAAGTTTCTGAAATAACTAAGGCTCAAGAAAAATTACCACCTGCTTTACAAAAAGCAATTAAAGCAAAAGAAAAAAATGAAGACTTGGATAAAGGTGATGAGAAAACAATTAAACCTATTATCAAACAACTTAAAAAATCTGTAACAGCACACGACAAACAAGCTAAAACTTTAGAAAAAGATATTGCAGATGAGAAGAAAGAATCATTAGAACATACAATCTGGTCAATGGCTGCTAAAGACCTTGAAGAAATGAAAAAGAATTCAAAGTATATGAAGGCTCAAGATGTAGCACCAGACAATGATACTGATTCGGAAAAAGATGAGAAAAAAGGTAAAACTCTTGTCGGAAGCAAAGCAACTAAGGTTGAAACAGAACCTAAAGTTGACTATGTAAAATAGTCTATACCAGGCTTCAAAAAATAATCAAAAAAAGCTGTTGCCATACTGCTCGGTGTATGATAGGATATAGTATAAATTAAGGATAAACACTATGAAAAACTTACCTAGAATATACTTAGACATGGATGGCGTTCTATTTGACTTTGTAAAAGCATTAGAAACTACCACTAAAATGTCTATTTCTCAATGGATGAAGTTAGACAGAAAGAAAAGGTGGGACCCGGTCATTGCCAATAAGACTTTCTGGTCAGACGGACCTTGGTTAAGCGAAGGAAAGAAACTATTTAACTTCGTTAGAAAATACAATCCACATATATTAAGTGCCTATGTAGAACACGCATTTGACCCTAATTGCATTCCAGGGAAAACAAAGTGGGCTATGAAGAATACTGGCATACCTAGAAGTAGAATTAATCTTGTGATGAGAAGTCAAAAGAAAACCTACGCAAGTCCAGGTTCAATTCTTATAGATGATTATGAGAAAAATACCAAAGAATTCAATGCTGCCGGCGGTACCGGTATCACATTCAAAACAGCCAATCAGACCATAAGAGAGTTAAAGAAACTCGGTTTTAAATAATATCCCTTATAAATAGTCCTGTTATATAACAATTAAGTTAACTTTTATAAAAGGAGATTAGATATGAGTTTATGGGGAGCTACCGACGCTGATGAATCTAAACCTAAAAATTTAACTACAGCCGAAAAGAAAGAAGTATTTGCTTCTACTAAAGGTTGGGTTAGAGAAGCTGGTTCAGTTTTATCTGGTAACGGTAATACAAGTGCAACACCTGAAGTCCTTGTGGCAATCGGGTCGTTGACAACTAAACTAGGTGTTGCTGACATCACAAGTATTGATTTTAATATCACAGCATTTGATAAATCAGATGGTGGTACATTATCAGTAACAGCAAGATTTAACGAAGCTGTGGATGTAACAGGTACACCACAATTAACAGTAACTAACGACCAAAGAGCAAACCACACATTATCATATGCTAGTGGTACTGGTACTAACGAATTAATATTTACATTGGCAATTGGAGCTGCTAACGCTGCTACAGACGCTGATGATGTTTTATCTATTGGTGCTAACGCTATGGCACTTAACGGTGGTACAGTTAAAGACGCAGGTACAACTGATAACGCAACTATAACAAATAGTGCAGCTATCGGTACAGCGGCTGGTACAATTACAGTTACAGCATAATAAGTTGTAAATAAAAATCATAGAGGCGGCTACGGCCGCCTTTATAAATAGATATATTAATAAAGTGGTCCGTGTATATGCACGGAGTAGCATTCCCTCAAAAGAGGGTTAACAGGAGAAAAAAATGGCAGACAAAAAAGTAACCGCCTTAACAGACTTAGGCGATAATTTAGCAAGTGTTGATTTGTTTCATGTAGTAGATGACCCGAGCAACACTCCAGTAAATAAAAAAGTAACAGCGGAAGATGTTTTCAATAACATACCTAGTTACCTTGGTTTAAAACAAACTTCTCAATCAATTACAGCAGATGGTTCAACTACAACAGCAGTTGATGTAACATCAGCCGTAACTGAAATTAACGCAACATCAGCTACGCACACTTGTGCTATGGCAGATGGTTCTGATGGTCAGATTAAGATAGTAGTAAATACATCTACATCTGGTACTAACGCTATCACAATAACACCAGCAAATTTTTCTAATACATCATTCGCTCTAAACGCCGTAGGCGAAACAGCAGTATGTATATTTAAAAATTCAAAATGGTATATTATCGGTGGTAACGGCGTAACAATATCATAATTTAGAGGAGTAATAGTATGTCTATAAACACAAGTGATTTGAATAATGAAAGAGAAGTTTTAGTAAAAGATTTCGAAGCATTACAATCAAGAATAAAACAAGTTGACCAAGAATTAATACAAATGAAAAGTAATTTAAATGCTGTTCATGGTGCAATTCAACAAGTTGATAAATTGATTAAAATTTCGGAAGATAATAAAAAACTTCCTGATGAAAAAGAGAAGGCGCTAAACATAGCGACAGGTTAATGAAAAAGTTTAAAACATTCGTAAGTGAAATGTCAATAGACGATTTCGAAGAAGACGCTTTAAAAGAAAAAGCACCTAATACTGCTGACGCTATGAAAAGGCATAAAGCAGGTAAGGCTGGTTTTACTGATAAGGCGCATTTAAAAGCAAAAGGTTTGATACCTAGAGCCGATGGCACTAAGAAAGTATCAGATAAATATAAGTAAGAGGAAAAAATGAAAACATTTAAACAGCACATAAAAGAGGGCATGAACCAGAGTAAGTATGGTGCTGGTCAAGTAGGTAGTACAACATCTGTATCGCCGGAAGACAGCAACATGGGTGCTCATAATATTGAAAACCCGGATGTCCTTAAAAAAGTTAATGCGTTTGTCGGAGCAATTGCTGAACAAGAGTATATGAATCCACAAGCTGCGTTAGAACAATTAGGTAATAAATTAAAAACAATTGGATTACAAGTGAGTAATGTAGATATGACAGGCGATAAAGGTAAAGTAACGGCTGAAGTATCACAATTTGGCGGAAGATTTGGTAAAGACCTTGACGGTTCCGATATTAATGATGATGGTATATCTCATAGAAAAGAAGGTGGATTGAAACTAGAAGTTTCTTATGAAACCTTAGAAAACGGTTCGTCAAAAGTATTTGCTAAATTAGTTTAATCTAATTAGGAAATATTGATGTTCAAAGAGATTACGAGAGATAATTGGTTATTGTATGCTCAGCACCATTATGACAACCCAACTTTGCAAAAAGAAGTTGAGTTTTATGATGATATCAAAAGATTTAAATATCTAAAAAGGCTCTTTCGTAAATATAAGGTTACAGGTAACCTTAAACTAAGATTGGTATTAAATCATATCATAGTTTTAAATAATGTTTTTGGTGTCGAAGCTTGTTGTACTTTGTTATTATACAAAGTTGATAAACCATATTGGTCGACATTAAAATCATTTTTAGTTTACCTAGATTACCTTTATCCTCACGAACTCAATGAGATAAATGAAGATAAAAAGATATCTGAAAGGCTAAAGGAACTATAATGGCAAGTCGAGGAATAGATTTTTTAATTACTTACCGAGTGGTAAAACTATTAGTAACACCTTTTGAAAAACAAGAGGCGTTTAAGTTTGGTATTATTGATGAAAAAGGTAAAGTATTAAAAAAATATAAAACTCTTAAACTAGAGAAGGAGAGAAAATCTTATACCCTCTTACATAGATTTGTCTTCAACCTTAAAAGAATATTACAAAAGGTTGGTTTAGGAAGTAGACTCGGTTCATTTGGAGTTGCATTAGCCTTATTAATTAAAGAAGACAGTAGATATGCTGAACATAAAACTTTAATTGAACAAACAGTAATTAAGTATTTAAAAGATGAAAATTTATTTGAAGAAATGTTAAACGAAGTTAGAGAAATGCCAGAGATTAACGAAGACCCATACATGACTTGTTTTGGTATAAGTGTGTATGAAAAAGATAATGAACTGGTATCGGAGTACGATTATGCCAAAACACTATAAAGAAATGATGGACGAAATCATCAATAAGATGGATGAAGACGCACCAGCAAATGCTGTAGCGCATGGCGGAGTTGACATGGCTCCTAATGCTGGCAAGAAAAAGAAAAAAGATGAAGTACCACCTGAATTAATGAAAGTTATTATGAAAAAAATGTCTAGTAATGTAAAAGAAGACAATGATAATAACAATGTAGTTTTAAAAGGTGTACTAGATAAACTAGATAAGATTGACGAAGCAGTTGATAAATTATCTGGTGTTGTAAATAAAGTAGAGTTTGTTGAGGAGAAAGAACATAAATCTTTCAAGTCGAAATATGTTAAAGACATTTAAAGAATACCTTGGTGGTATTCGTATAGGTAGCATTGATAGTGTTAAGCCTATGGCCAGTTTAGGCGATAGACCACCAAAAGGAATGGCAGGCAGAGATACAAGAGGTGTAGGATTACACGCAAATAAAAATCCTAGAGTGCCTAGAAAACCTGGTCAAAAAGCAGGTTCAGATAAACATTCAGACTTATATACAGACGAAAATCCAAAGGGCACAATACATGGATTAGGTTTTACAGACGCCGCTAAGGCTAAGCAATCTATAAATAAGATAAAAGGTTCAGGTAAAACTCATGCCCATAAAATGCAGGCTGCCATTGCAATGTCGCAAAGAGCTAAAGTTGCGAGTCAAAGAGCTAAAGACCCACAAAAGAAAAAAGACTTAGGCGCAGCTCATAGAGAATATCAATCATACATAAATAAAAATAAGAAAAGTAAGGACTAAAAATGGCAAATAAATTTAACGGACTAGTTAATGCTGTGTTTTTACCACCTAGAAATTGGGTGTTAAATCAACCACTAACATTTACTTGTAAAGAGTTAACAGATGAGTGGATAAAAATGTTAAGAGATTGTGATGTAGATATTAAAGGAACTACTATTAATGTTCCTACTGGATACATTACAGACCTTGCAAGTGTACCAAGAGCGTGTTGGGCTTTTATAGCACCTTTTGATGTTGCAAGGGCGGCTATTGTACATGACATATTATACGAAAAAATTAATATGGCATTTAAAGCAGGTACAATAAAAGACAGAGAACCATATAGACTGATTGCAGACACTATGTTTAAATTAGCTATGAAATGTAGTGAACCTGCTGTACCAGGTTGGAAGATTTGGTCAGCTCATTCTGCTGTAAGATTATTTGGTAGATTTGCAATTAAAAACTCACAGCCGAGAGGCGATAAACCAAAGGCGTAATATGTGGTTCTTTTTAATTAGAGCAATAATGGGTAGTATCGTAGGTAACGCTACTGCTACATGGTTCAAAAAAACCAAAGTTGGTGTGTGGTTTTATAATAAAGTAGAACAATGTTATAATTGGGCTGCTAAGCGATATGATATAGAGATACTAACTAAGGAACAAAAGTTAATTAAGAAATTTCCTGTGTTATCAAAAAAGATTGATAATATGGAGAAACGAATTAAGAAACTAGAGGAGAAATAAAAATGAACTGGTTAAAAAACAGAGTAAAAGAAATGTCCTCATGGTCAGGCGCTAGTCTGATTGCATTTGGTCTATTGATAGTTTTAGGTGGTCCCTTTGTAAAGATAGCTGCTTACGCTGCTATTGTTTGGGGCATTATATCCATAATTAAGAAAGACTAATTATGTTAGGACTTAGATTATTTTTTATTGGAATAATAGTCACCGCCTTAGCTGGCGGTGGCTACTATGTTATGAAGTTGCAAAAAGATAATGCAATATTAAAGGCAAATGCTATTAAATTAGAGAGTGCCATATCAGAACAAAAAACACTAATAGAAAATCAAAAAAAAGACTTTGAAGCCATACTAACGGCTAACAAAGAGTTAAATGATTTAATGAGTAAATTAAAAACAGATTTTGCCGAATTAGATAAAAGATTTAACAAGAAAAACAGAGATATAGGTTTACTTGCAATTGAAAAAACAAAAGTAATTGAAAGAATAACCAATAACGCTGGTGATAAAGCTGCAAGATGTATTGAAATTGCAAGTGGTTCACCACTAACAGAGAAAGAGATTAATGCTACAAAGAAGTCTGAAATTAATACAGAGTGTCCTTCTATTGCTAATCCTAACTACATTCCTTACTAGTTGTAGTGGTGTAAAAGAATTAAGCATATTTAAAGAAGAAGTACCAAGAGCTAAACTTAATTTAGAAAAGCCAACTCCATTACAAATGGAGAAAATTCAATGGCATATAATCACTAGCGAAAATGCTGAAGAAGTATTTAAGAAGTTAGAAGCTGACGGTATAGACCCGGTGTTATGGGGTCTGACAGATAAAGACTTTGAATTATTAGCAAAGAACTTTGCACAAATTCGTAATAAAATGGTAGAAACAAATGCTATACTAGAAAAGTATAAGGAGTATTACGAGGCCGAAGAAGATAAGGCTGAGTAATGACACTTGTTGAAATCTTAAATCAGTATGGTTTTGCTACATTGGCAGCCGTCGGAATGGGCTGGTTTATATACTTCATTTATGTTTATATCACCAGAGAGATAAAAAGAAAACTTTCCGAAATGAATGCTGTGTTAATTGGTCTCATAGACAGAATTCGTATGCTAGACAATGACTTAATTAGATTAAGGTCAAAATTAAATACTATTCTCACCCTCCGAGAAAACGAAAAAAAAGACAAATCAGAATAACATCCTTATAAATATAGGCATGAAAACATCATTAAAAATA